CCGCTTCAACCTCTAATGGTTCGACTTCTTCCAGTTCGTCATAGAATTTCTCTACTGCCTTTTGACCTTCTGCGGTAATGCCTTCCGTAACTGAAGTTATGGCAGTGTCTCCCATGGCTTTAGCAGCGACACTATTGAGTTCTTCCTGTGTAATTCCAAGAGCTTTTATTGTTGGTTCTTCACCCATAAAAGCTACATTTGCAGGAGTAAGAGGATTAGCAGGATCTGCAACTTCTGCGGCAATTTTATTGAGGAAGTCTTGTTTTTGTGCCTGGGCCTGTGACTGAGCCTGTGTAGCAGCTTCCTCTGGGGTTGGTTCAACTTTGGGCTCTCCTCTTTCTGCTCTTGTTTTATCTATTTTGGTACGAATAACTTTAGTGCTTTTCCGCAGTTTATTAAGATCCTTCCGTGTAGCCTTTTGAATACCTGCCTTTTGAAGTTGTTCATTGATAGCAAGATCGGCAATATCATCAACCTCTGCTTTAGTTAAAGGTTCTTTCCTGTTCTTATAAAGTAAATCTGAAAGGTCTTTTTTAAGATTTTTATAAGCTCCATATCTGTTAAGTCCTGTTGATGTAGCTATAACATTTACGCCCTCACCAAGCATTTGAAGGCCAGCACCAAAGGCAGCATATGTAATTGTATTTCTAAGCAAAGATTCATCTTCTTCTCTCACATGAGCAGCACCCACTAATCCACCAGTCACGGCTTGTTGGCCTATTCTGGCTGTAGCAGTCTTTATGATCTTGGTTGCAGTTTCTGTTCTTCGTGCAACATTAGTGATTTTCATTAAATTTTTGCCGATTTGGATAGCCCGCAAAAATCCAAACCCACGGCCAACTAATTTAGATGCCATAGACCATGGCCCTGCTATACCAAGAAATTCTGTTGGAATACCTATATAGGGATTCTCAGCAATCTCGGGAGATACACCGACAACTTTTTCCAAAGATGGAGCTAATTCAGGAGCTAATTGTTTTTTGATAGATGTAAATGGGATACCTATCTCACCTCTTTCAATATCAACCGCCCCGAGAGTCAGCCCTTTGGCATATCCAGCACCAACTTTAGCAACTACCCCAACCACATCCTTAGCAGTCTGACCGATAACATCCTTAACAAAAGAAGGCTTGTCAATCTTCATTTCCTCTGGTTCTATCACTCTGCCAGGGATATATCCGATCTCTCTTTTAAAGTCATTCCAAGGCATATCGGTATAAAACTTCCGATGAAAGCCTCTTGCTAACTGATCATCAGAAAGATCATTATAATCCGGATATTTTTCTCTTATTTGAGATAAGTTCATTTCCTAATTCCCAATGGATCTGCTTTTTTAGTTTTTGGCTTCTCAATCTTCCGTTTAACGACTCCGCCCTTTTCTGGAAGTGTTTTCCCTGTAAGATTTTCTTTCTTCCTCAGTACCCAATAATCCTTGGTATCTGGGTCGAACCACCATGTCTTATCTTTATCCCGGATAGGTTCATTTACTTTTTTATATTCATATCCAATTTTATTAGCTGCTTCATTAATCATCTTACTCTGATTCTCAGTAGGAGAATTTTCCCCTTTAGCGGTTACTTTATCAATTAGGTTCATAACTGAACTGAACTCAGTAGCTCCCGGTTCTTTTGGCTTTTTATTTTCACTCACTTTTCGGGGCGCTTTTGCTATTTCCTTCCATCCAGTTTTAGTCATTTCTCTTGTGATGATTTCTTTACCTCTCTTGATTTCCTGTTTTGTGCCAATCTTCACACCTACCTTTCCTGCTTTAACCCCTGCAACATATCTCTTTTCAAGTCTATCTATCTCTTTCTGTGCATCTGATATTTTATTTTCAAGATATTTGCTGGTTTCAGGATTAGGCCAGGGCAACTTTTGTATTCGTCTTAACGCACCGACTAAGGTATTATATTCCTGTATAAGCTTGTCCGGCTCTTCTTTCATTGCACGTCCCCTGAATTGTCTACCTGGATCAAGTGTTGAAAGTATTAACGCCATCATGGGGCTATTTTTTTGGTAGGCAACATTTTTAGTAATTGTTTGGCCTTCCCTGTTAAAACTTTTGGTTTCAGAATTGAAATTTATTCCAAAAAGGTGTGCATCTTTTATTATATGTTCACCTCTTGCAACTATTTCGTCCGGGGTGCCTCCGGATGATCTGATAAACTCCAATGGATTAAATATTTGTTTCCCCTCTTTCTCCTTTCTGGTCATTTCTTCCATGTCTAATCTGGCTTTCATGGCAGCGGATTCACGGGTAGGTTTAGAGGCTTCCCATTCTCTTGTTCTATGTGTCTCGGCTTTTTCCGCTCTATTTATATCAAACTTCGTTCGGGCAAGCCTCTCTTCAGCCCGTGCGCGAGCGGGTATTATTTCAGCCGCTGTTCTGCCTAAACTTCGTATGGCCCTTGGAACTAAACTATATGCTGATGTGTCCGCCATGATATACTCCTTGCTTAAAAGAAACTTGCGATCAGTCCTACGCCGGCACCAATGGCAGTGCCAATACCAGGCGCTATCATAGTTCCAATCGCAGCACCTGTACCCACTGCGCTTAACCTTGAGGCTTTCTCTGCCCGGTCCTCTGCCGCTTGCTGTCCTCGTTCTGCAAGCCCCATTTCTTCTTTTTTTAATGCACTGGTTTCTTCTTGATATTCTTTTTGGTCTTTAGCCCTATATGCCTCCGGTAACTGAGCAGCCTGAGCTGTAATCATTGAACGATATCTGCTTGGAACCCTGCGCCCGGTAACGGCTTCTATTTGTTGTGTCATGATTTCTCCTTAAGGCCTTCTATTGCGTAATGATAGGGGTATGCCCTCGGGTTGAAATTCCCAATTTTGGTCAGCTTCGATACCTGATGGAGTTGTCCCAGGGGTTGTTTTATTCCCTAACAAAATCCTTGCTAATTCCTGGCTTGATTTCCTTTCCTGATAGCCTTTATATACGCCTGCACCTGCTTCAGCTAATGCAAGGGCTGTATTGATAGGTTCTTGTTTTTTTGCAAAATCGATTTCTCTTTTTTGCAATCCAAGGCTTCTTTTGCCTAATTCAAGAGAAGTTGCTCTTGCTTCTTTATCAGCCGCAAGTTGCATAGATTGAATTTTTCTTCTCATTTCATTGGAAGCAAAGGATTTATCCAGTGTCATCGTGTTGAATACCGCTCGTTGATCTGGCGACATCCTGTGTAATCTCTGTAAAGCACGTTGATATTGTGGTGATTTTGAGTAATCTTTTATTTTCATATTTACACCTTTTGACTAAGGGCCTTTCTTTGTTTATCTGAAAAAGTTCTTACAATCCTATCCGTAGGAAATGGCATATCCGGGTATTTCTTTCTTAATTGTTCTTTTGTGTCTATTTTCTTCCTTGATTTGATCGCATTAGGAACTTCTTTACCTTTTTCGATATACTGCACCCACTCATTATTATCGTTTATATCAGACATCCCTATCATCACTTCTTTCTATGATAAATTGCGCGCCCCACCCAACAGGGTGAAGTTGCGCGGTAGCTAAGGTAGTAACAGCAAATTTGAACCTATGGCACCACCCAGTTAACGGCGTAGCACTCGGCGCAGCCTGAGTGAATTTCGCTATAGGATCTCCACTATCAAGATTATGCGCTGTTAATGAAACCCCGGAAGCCTCTGAATCTTTATACCAGGTAATTGCAAGGTCTTTATCCTCTTCAGTTATCTTTTTAACCAATGTTTTAATTCGTCTAATAGTTGTTATATCCCACATATCACCAGATAAAAAGCCATCCCCTGTTTCTATAACTTGAGCTATTCCTGTATTGTTAGTATCATGCCAGGTATTCCCATTTTCAAGTCTCATTACATTGCCATCATCTATACCGGCATATATGTATTGCACTCCATCGGTATCATATTCAGGTAAGGCACATTGCGGCATTTCAGAAGCCCCTACCGTCTTTTCAAACCATCTTTTTCGCATAAGATCATACACAAGCCACACATCGCATTTAGTGGCATCCGAACCAGATGGTATCAAAAGATTGTATTCTTTATACGTAGCATCGAACCAGGCCCTGCATTTTTCTATAATAGAATATTTGATACAAGTAGATTTAGCAGGGTCAAAGTATTTCTTTACGCCTGGAATTGGAACTATACTGGCCCCATCAAATATCATAGGCCCTGAGTAAGACATCCATATAACTATATTACGATTTATTTCCTCAGCAAAAGTATAGCCTGTCTCTGCGGCAACCAATGTCAAAGGAGCAGGACACCCAACGCTTTTTGATATTGGATAGAGTTTGAAATTGTCCGGTCCATCTCCCATAAGGATATGTGTTTCATTATTTTTAAAAAGTAAAAGTAAACTAATGATATTAGAACCAAAACGGTTGAATAGTTCTATACCGCAAATAAGGTTTTCTTTGCCGCCTATATGAAGACTTTGTATATTATCCATGCTGCTTTCATCACCGTTAAAAACATCCGGAGCATTTGTACCGCTATAATCAACCCGATTACCTTCTTTCCCTTCAGTGAATCCACAAAGCATAAGACGATTTTTATATTGGACAGAGAATTTAAAAGGATTAACAGTCTTTTGAGCAGGGATACCTTTTACGGTATCAATGACTACTTCTGCTGGATCGCCTTCGGTGCCTAAAAGGGTTGCATCTACGCTAATTTCATAATAGTACGCATTTACGCCGAATTTAGTTTGCCGGAACTCACTGCTTTCATCAGGCGGTTCCCAACTTACCAGTCCGGTTGCATTAAATGACTTATTTACAAGTGCACTCGTAGTATCGCACAGAGCCGCAGGTGTTATATGTTGAGTACCATCCCAATAACCGATAGAAAGTTTAGCTGTATTGGTATTAACCAACTTAGCCATCATCCCAATCAGAATGGCAGATATTCGTTCTTCAAACCCGATATAAATTTTGTGATCTGTAGTCAGACCATCTATAACGGCGCCAATAGGATAATCGGCATAAGAGGGTTCGTTGACTTCAAGGGTAAAATCTCTGTAATCAGCCGTTGATGAAGTCTCGGGGTTTATATATGTAAAGGCTACTGAACCTGCCAAATGTCCCAGCGTCGACCCGGCCAAAACTAAATAAGGGAAACCCAACTTTTGAGAAACTGTTGTGGTGTATGCAGTATATGTGATCGTTATTTCAGCGCCAACGTGTATATTCTCATGATCGGCTTCATCACTTAACTCAATCCCGTGATATTCTGGATAATCGACTAACCAAGCGATTCCAAGAGTTCCTGCCGCAGAAATAGAGGTACCGGAAGCTATATCAACACCTCTAAGCACTTCAAATTGTATCGGTTGCCTGTAAGCTCCGTCCCAAACATCAACTATATCCTGAAACGGCGCATTTACTGTAACATTGTAGATAACAGCGCTACCGGCAGAGAGCTCAAAGAGATAAGCATAAAGATAAAGCCCTTCAAAATGTAAGGGTTTGGCCACAGCTACCGTGGAATCAAAGGAAAACGTACCGGTCTGTGCCATAGATATTGTAGCAGGTTTTGTACCATCCGAAGAATTAGCTACTGCCGAAAATGAATTCCCATCCCAATATTTGAAGGTTGTGGTAGAAGCTGTATCATTAGCTGTGCGGATATGGAATTTAACACCCTGAAGTGGCCTTGTAGCCAAAACCAAGCCTCTAAATCCGGCAGTAGTGGCCACACCAGTTATAGTGGCTGCCTCTGTTGCGGAATTAATCCCATTGTTAAGGGATTCAGTGTATTCAACCGCCTGATCATAGTATCTTTTTTCATTAACAGTAATAATTGGTGTTACTCCACCGGCCTTGGCTTCATCTGCATGAAGAGCATCATTTTCTAATGTAATAGTTTTTCCATCTGCGGAAATGCTTACTATTTTATATTCCCCATCATTGCTTGCACTATTTGAAACAATGATTTGCTGTCCCATTTTAAAGTCGGAATTTCTAAAATTACCCGCAGTAGTAACAATAGTGTCAGGGTCCGCAGTTTTAGAGAATGCAATATCATTCTCTGCCGAATAAATAGCTATAATAACCGTAAAAAATCCTGCACACCGCATTTCTTCTCCTGCCCAGATACAGGATTCTTTGCCGTTGCAATAAGCTACCTGGCCACCCGGGGCATCTGAAAACCGACCTTCAAGACTATAATCTGCATCGGTATGTAAAGCCGTGCTTTCAAAATCACCCTGACTTGGTATAGCCGTCTGATTCTGATATATCCTTGAATAGTTGCTTGCAGGGGTAGCGTGCTCTGTATGAACTAATACATAGGTTTTCTTAGTGTAATCACTCTTTAATTGAATCCCATTTTTTATGTTTGTATAATCAGTTAAAGCAGTGGTATTTATCTCTGAATATCCTAAAACACTTTCCAGGCTAATAATTTTATCGCCTGAATATCTATAATTCTGTAAAGTTTTATAGTTTTTTATCCCTATCTCAATCGGTTCATTATCCGGCATCCATTCACCATCAAAGGGAATGAATATACTTTTTACTTCTACATCCTCTGCCTGGGGAAGTTCTGTGGGCAAAATAGCAGGGTATCGCTCTTCAATGACCTCTTTATCAGCAGATAAGGGTATTTCTGTAGGTATTATAACCCTCTGTTGTTCATCTATAAACTCTACATCCTCTGCCTGAGGAAGCTCTATAGATATTCCGCTTTTAATTTTTTCTTCTCTATCAGCCATTTTTATTCTGCCAGTTGAAATTTATCCTTTGCATCGATCATATTTAGCTTATATTGGCCTCTATCTAATCTATGCGCTGTCAAGCTATTGATATACATCATTATAAACATTTCAAAATCATCTTTCCATCCTTCAGCTAACCGGGCCATTGCAAGGCAATATGGGATGGCAAGCAACCGTAATTCACAGGGTAAATCAGTAATATCTTCCGTAATTTTCGAATAATAAACGGTTATCGTATATGCATCATCAGGCAACGGCCAAACTCCTATTTTGTTATGATGATGATACCAATATAATGGTTCTCCGGTTTCATTCTGCGTTACATGCTGAATCAGCCTTGGATGAATTTGAGAAAGGCCTCTGTAATCGGTATCAGAAGAGGATGTTTCCGTATAAAATTCTATATTGGTAACAGATACATTTTCGTTCATGTTACTGGCCTTAAAACCAATTTGATGTATATCCTTACTACCCCACGATATATCTACTTCTGCTCCTGTAACATAATCTGCCTCTTCGACCAGTAAAACTGCGTCTTTATCATAAAGAAGTAACGTGGGCGCAGTTCCTTCAGTGGTAAAGGCTACCCTTACCTTCGTGGGCCTATAAGAAATATACCAAGTACCTATCGAGTTCAGTGCCAATCTCGTTTCGAGTGTAATGCGTCCCGTCCAATAAGTATCATGCCAGACTCCCCACGCGGGAACATCAGGAGAATTAGAAACCCAGTCATTATCATCGAGGTGTTGCACCCATTCATTCGCGCTTGAACTCCCGCCTTTTATACATTCATGTATTTTAATACATCCATCAGGTTCATCATATTCAAGAGTATCGGAAACTGTAGTAATAGTATCAGTATTTTCATATCCCAATGTCTTTGTGCTGATATCTATAGTGGCTTCCTGTATCCATTTATTTAATTGATCATTAGTCCATTTAACACTGGACTTTTCATTTAACAAAGACCGTATTGTTGTAAGCAAATATGTTTTTGTAAAAGTACAAGCCACTTTAGCCTACTACAGTGCTTTTATCAGGTATCTGAAACATATCCTTGCTATCGACACCCCGCTCATAGAGGTCAGCACGATAAAAGCTTAATGAATTAATGTAGATCATATAAAATTGCATAGCCTCATTGTATCTTTTCTGTTTTCTTCTGGCCATTGCAACAGCATACATAATAGCAGGCAACTGATAGTAATAAGGCAGATTAGTGATGGTTTCATCTGCTATGGAATAGAAAACCTTGACCTTGCCGGAAGCAGTAACAACCGCTGCATTACTTACTGGAAATATCCCGAACTCATCTCCGAAGTGATAATAATAGTAGGGTTCTCCCGCTGTGCTTTCCGGTAAATGTTGTATCTGGCGGGGATGGATTTTCGCCAATCCCCGATATGTATTGGTGTTGTCATAATAAACAGCCCCATAGAACTTGAGAATAGCATCGATAGAATCAGACCCTATAGCCCCATAAGTTAAAACCGGTGTACTTGCTAATGTAATATCACCTGATTTCTCGTAGCATAAAGTCTTGGTTGTGATTTCTATACAGGCTTCCTGTATCCATTTATCAATTTCATCATTAGTCCAATAGAGAGCTGTGGGCTCATTTAAAATAGTCCGCACCTGTTGGCGAGCCTCGGTTGTACTAAAACCATCGGATAAGTCTAATGCTGTCATATCAATTTCCTTTCACCAGGACGGTTCTATCGGGTTGTTGCATATCACTCTTTGCATCTACTCCGCGCTCATAAAGATCGATCTTATGAAAATTCATAGAGCTAATATATTGCTGATAAAGTTGCATGGCTTCTCCGTTTTTTCGTTCTTTAAATTTAGCCATAGCTGCAGCGTATATAATGGCAAATTGTTGATAATGATCTGGAAGATCTGTGATAGCATCTGCAATCATTGAACAGTAAACAAGTATAGGATCTGTGAGTGCCGCTTCTGTAGCAGTTGGAAGAGGGAAATCCCTATCTTTCCGCCAAAATGATAAAAGTAATAAGAGGGGCCCGCTGTAACTTGAGGCAAATGCTGTATCATTCGAGGATGAATCTTTTGAAGACCTCTGTAAACATTACTCTCATCATCGTATATACAGCTATAAACCTTAATAACTTCTGCTATTTTACTCGCACCAAGCGTCACAAAGGCTGTATATTCCAGTTGATTGGCAACCAATTTTATGCTGTCCTTTTTTTCAAAGCAAAGTGTCTTAGTGGATATATCAGCAGCACCTTCTATCACCCAGTTATTGAGTTCTTCATCTGTCCAAAAACGTGCTGTGGGTTCTCCGATAAGTGCCCTCACCTGGGTTAATGCCTCAGCGGCGCTATATGGTAAACTTATCGCTGCCATATCATTCTCCTTTTAGTAATAACCAGAATCATCACCATAATAACCTGGCTCCGTATCTTCTATGCCGATATAGGCTATTAAATCAGCCATGGCTTTCTGGAATTTCTCCTCATATTTATCTGCTTTTGATGTTTTGCCTTTCGTTGCTTCCTCTATCATTGAATAAATTTCCTTAGCGGCATAATTGACCAAAAGGCGTTCTTGCAAATGAGAAGGTATGCCATCAGGCGTACTATCACTTTCAGACATATCCGTAGGCTTTCTGTAGTAATGCAGGGTCAGGGCTTTAGCACTACCTGGAATTGGCTGGTAATAAAGAAAACCACCCTTTACTGCCACAAATTCAACATCTCCCGTATCATCGAGTAAGGGATATTTTCGCAAGAGCTTATGGAAGGAATTATAAATCTGTATTCGTTTATCCTGGGATTCACTGGCAACGAAAGAAAGACCTCTGCCATAATCTGAGGGAAGAGCAACACAGGGAGATTTTATCGTGATTTCTTCACCGGCAGTCTCTGCGGTCAGTTCATCTGTTGAAACAAGGGTTATTGTTCCAGCCACTACAGTAGTGATATAGTGAAACGTTCCGTTGTTTCCTGATTCGCCTGCCCCCGATACAATAATAGGCATCCCAGCGGCAAAGCCTGATGTAACAAAGGCATTCCCTGAATCAGTAATCGTATCAGGATCACTATCTACAAAGGCAATAGTGACAGCATCTGCAATAATGACTGTTTTGACTTCAACCGTTCTATAAAGTTCAGGTAATGGCGGGGATAACACGCCTTCATACATAGCTATCCCCGCAGCGATTCTTTCCTGTCCTTCATTCAGATAATAGGCGGCATCAGTTGTATTAAATGCTGACACATCCGGCAAAAGAGCCTTTTTCAGCTTTGCCTGTAGCGTAGATAAGGTAGCCATTTGGATACTCCTTATTTAAGGTGTAAATGACTATCTATCTTTATGACTGCAATCTATAAGGATCGAGTATCAGTGTTATATGAATCGTATCAGTAGAAGTAGCCAGAGCAGAGACTTCAACCTCTATAATACCGCCTTTGGCTATTTCTTGATCTGCGTCTGCTGCTACATAAGTAGCTTTTGCACCTGAAGCAATACCGCTGCCAAAAGTGGCTGTACCGATAGTAGTTCCAGCTTTGCCATTTCTCACAGTAATAGTATCTGCATCTCCAATGTCACTATTTCCAGATGTTGCAAGTACGTCTTCCAGATGACATGCAAACGGCGCTTGCACATACCATTTTGTTGCTGCTGCATTAGTGTCTCCTGAAAGATCTATATCAATCGTATTTCCAGTAATCATAATGAATCTCCTTAGTTTTAGGCATAGGCCGCTAATCCCGATAAATCGGGACTGACGGCCATATCCTGATTAACTTCTATTAATTAGGCTCAGTTAAATTAGTGTGCCTGCAATGAGCTTTCCTATTGCTACACACCAATTGACCTATCCAACGGGTGTTGGCTGTCTTGGCATCCGGTTGCTCTTTATCGTATTCCCAAACCGGCTTGGTGAAGTTATAATCACCATGGGTCTTGATCTTGAGATAATTCAGGTTAAGAGCATCGAGGTAACCGGTTGTTTGATTATCATCAGCCACTATAGGCGCCAGCTTATGCATGATATTATCAAAACCGGCCTTGACCAGATCCGTGTCTTGGAATCTCTGTTGTGTCTGAAGGGTACGTTCATACCCATCTTTCAATAGTTCGGTAGTAATTCCAAGGTTAGGTTTCTTTGAGCGGGCAATACCGATGGCAGGTGTCCGCCATATCTTCTGCATGACCTTGAAACTAATAGCCTCAGCATCGGTAATGTTGTTGGCTTGCCATCTGGCCATATCTTCCTCTTCGATATTCCCGTATGCAGTACCCACAGTTGAAAGAAACAGATTGCCAAGCCCCATAAGACTAGGAGCAGTACCTTGAGCATAAATCTCAGAGCCCATCTTGTTACGGATAGTTTTCTCAATGTTCCGCAGTTTCGTAAGAATAAGTTTTACATATGCCTCTGCACCTGTGTTCTGGACTTGTTCATCCAGATCAATGGTATTTGAAGCATAGTAACCAGCCCAACCAAACCGGGCTGCGTTTAAAATGTCTACTTTACTCTGAGGAATTTTGGTGGTATTTCCATAACTCCCGGAATTAGCCTCCGCATATTCCAGGATAACCCTAATTTTTTCACCGCCATCAACGGTATCACCGGCCTTGACAATATCCATTTCCATCCCGCCTCGCCCCATGAGCTTCCAGAGCAAAACATTCTCGGTAAAGAATATGTCGATAGACCTTTTCTCTACGTAATCATCCGTTGCGGCTTGTATCTGACTTAGACTTAACGCCATGATTTATTCTCCTTATGATTATCCCCCCTCCATGGCCTTCAACATACTTGCTTCAGTCTCCGA